TGGCCGGATGTGCCCCAGGCCATCAAGCAGGCGTGCCTCCTTCAGGCCAACCGGATCCGCGCTCGCCGGGACTCCCCGCTCGGCGTTGCGGGCTCGCCGGAGATCGGCTCGGAATTGCGGCTGTTGGCTCGGCTGGACCCTGACGTCGAGGTGCTGGTATCTGGCTATCGGCGCGTGTGGGGTGCGGCGTGAACCTGTCAGACGTTCTCGACGACGTGGAGACAGCCCTAGGCACCATCGCCGGGCTTCGGGTCTTCGGCTACTGGCCGGACTCGGTGGCTCCCCCGGTGGCGGTCCTGGGCTGGCCGGTCACCGGAACTTACGACGTCGCGATGTGCCGAGGGCTGGACCGCATGTCGGTGCCTGTCACGGTGGCCGTCGGCCGGGCGGATGCGCGTACCGCTCGCGCCAGGGTTGCCGAGTATATCGATGGCGACATGTCTGTTAAGGACGCGCTTGAGGGTCACTCATCGGACGTGTGGGACGTCTTGCACGTTTCGGCATGGGAAATCGACGTCGTGACCATTGGCGGCATCGATTACCTGGCCGCATTATTCACAGTCACTATTCACGGGTAGGCAAACAATGGCAGCAGTTCACGGAAAGAACGCGTTTATCTCCGTTGACGGTAACGACCTGTCGGAGTACTGCAACAATATCGAGATGCCGCGCGAGGCGGACACTCACGATGTCACGACGTTCGGTAATTCGTCGCACCGCTTTGTTGGCGGTCTGCTGAATGGCACGTGCACCCTTCAAGGCATCTACGACTCGGCCGCTGGCGGGCCTCAAGAAGTGCTGGAGCCTCTGTTGGGCACCGCTTGCACGATCGTCTACATGCCGGACGGTGAGGGCGAAGGCAAGGTCGAGAAGACTTTCGAAGCGGTGCTGCAGAGCTATGAGGAGACCGTCCCGGTAGCTGAAATGGTTACGTGGTCCGCCGAATTCCAGATCGACGGCGACGTTACTGTTGGCGTGCAGTCATCGGGGTCGTAAGCATGGACAAGGCGGCACTGCTACAGAAGCGGTTCGCGCACGAAGAAGTTGAACTCGATGGTCTGGGCTCCATCACGGTGCGGGGACTGGCCCGCGGCGAGGTCAACGAGCTGATGGCGATGAACCCTGACCAGAACGCCTTTGACCGGTTCGTGCTGTCCCGCGCGATGGTCGATCCGAAGATGTCCGAAAAGGACGTTGAGGAATGGCAGAAGGTCAGTCCACCTAATGAAATTGGCACAGTGATTGAGGTGGTGTTGCGGTTGTCCGGCCTGAGTGCCGGAGCCGAGAAAAGCGGCCTACAAGAGGCTAGCTAGCGACCCCGATCTCTGGTTCGACTATTGGCTCGCGGATCGGCTCAAAAAGACCGTCGGCGAGATCCGAGAAATGCCGAACGAGGAGTGGCTTTACTGGTCGATGTTCCACGGCATGCGGGTCCAGCAAGAGCAGCTCGAACTTAAGGCGGTGAGACGTGGCAAAGGCAGATAACGTGATCACCGTCGAGGGCTTGCGGGAACTGCGTACCGCATTGCGCAAGGTCGACGGCGAAATGCAAAAAATGTTGCGGGACGCCCAGAACGACGCGGCACAGATCGTCGTGAATCGTGCGAAACCGAAAGTGCCTGCTCGGACTGGGCGAGCCCGCGACAGTATTCGTGTGGGGTCGACCCAAACCGCAACGCGGGTCAAGGCCGGTAGCAAGCGTGCTCCGTATTACGCCTGGCTCGACTTCGGTGGCCGAGTCGGTCGCAAAAAGTCGGTGCACCGTCCGTTTCTACGCGAAGGCCGATACATCTTCCCGAGCTACTCCGAGACCAAGGAAAAGGTTGAGGACACGTTGGAGAAGCACCTGCGTGAGCTGATCAAGAAAGTGGGGTGGGGCTGATGGCCGGTCCTACGATCACGCTCACCATCGCCGGGGATGCTCGCGACGCCCGACGCGCCATGAACGAGGTCGGCAACGCCGCCGAGAACATGGATGGCCGTGTCGGAAAGTCCGGTGGTGGCCTGGAAAAGCTGCGCAAACGGGTGGTCGGCGTGTCCACGGCCATCGTCGGCGCGGCGGTGTATTTCGGCAAGGACCTCATCGGCATGGCAGCCGACGCCGAACAGAGCTTGGGTGCGGTCGACACCGTGTTCAAGGGGTCTGCCGGGCAAATCAAGCAGTGGGCTGAGGGGGCTGCGAACAACCTCGGCCTGTCGGCGCACTCCTACCGCGAGATGGCCACAATCATCGGCTCTCAGCTGAAGAACCTCGGCGTCAGTCAGGACCAGCTTGCTGGGAAGACGAACGATCTCATCGGGCTGGGTGCTGACCTAGCGGCGACGTACGGTGGTACGACGGCGGACGCGGTGGGTGCGCTGTCGGCGGCGTTTCGTGGTGAGTTCGACTCGCTGGAGCGGTACGGCGTGTCCATCAAGCAGTCGGACATCAACGCGCGGCTGGCGGCGCAGGGTTTGGACCACCTGACCGGGGTGGCCCGAAAGAACGCCGAGCAGCAGGCGATCATGGCCATGCTCAACGAGCAGACCGCCGACGCTCAGGGGCAGTTCGCGCGGGAGTCCGGCACCGCCGCGGGCCAGCAGCAACGACTCGCCGCCCAGGTGGAGAACCTCAAGGTCTCGCTCGGCCAGAAGCTGTTGCCGATCTTCACGCGAGTCATGCAGTTCATCACCGGGACGGTCGTGCCGTGGCTGCAGCGCAACAAGGACACCGTTGCCAAGCTCGGCGCAGCAATCGTCGGCTTGGCCGGGTTCGTGCTGACGGTCAACAGCGCCTACAAGGTGTTCGACGCGACGATGAAGGTGGTCCGCGGTTCCACGCTGCTGCTGACCGCGGCGACGAAGTCCTGGACGGTCGTGCAGCGTGTCGCCAACGCCGTCATGGCCATGTCCCCTCTCGGCCGGATCATCGCCTTGGTGACGACCTTGGCCGGGGTCGTGGTGGCCGTCGGGGCGAAGATGGGCTGGCTGAAGGACGTGTGGTCCGCCGTCACCGGCGCGGTTGCCAGCGCAGCGAAGTGGGTCGGCGACAAGGTGGTCGGTGCCTGGAATTGGGTTTGGTCCCGACTCAAGTCCGTCTTCAGTGCCATCAAGAGCTTCGCCCGTGGGCTGTGGGACGGCCTGGTCGGTGGGCTCAAAGCCGCGATCAACGGCATCATCCATGTCCTGAACTGGGGCATCGACGGCATCAACATGGTGATCAAGGGCGTCAATTATCTGCCCGGCGTCGACATCGGGTTGATCAGCCACATTCCCAAACTGCACACCGGTGGTGTCGTGCCCGGCGCTCCCGGCCAGGAAGTCATGACGCTGCTGCAGGCCGGGGAGAAGGTCACCCGTGCCGGAGCGCAGCCGAAGACCGTCGCCATAACTGGGGGCGACGCCTTCGGTGACCTGATGGTTGAGACGCTGCGCAAGTACACCCGTCAGCACGGGGGCGACGTGCAATTCGTGCTGGGGCGGTGATGGTCGGTGCCTAGCGTCTCTGTATACATCCCGCCTTCGGAAGCCGGTGACTGGGTCAACATCACTGACGACGTTCTCGTCGAGGGCGGCATCACCATGCGGTGGGGTGCGGCCGACGGTGAGCAGTCCAACCGGTCCCCGTCAACCGCGACGATCCGGCTGCGCAACCACCACGGCCGATACAGCCCACTGAACCCGGAGAGCGATCTTTTCGGGATCCTCAAACGCGGGTGCTGGGTGGATATCTTCGTTAACGGGGTGCTGCGGTTCCGCGGCGAAGCGACGACGTTCACCCCGAAGTGGTCTCCGTCGGGGGCGGACCCGGTCATCGAGATCGAGCTGTTCAGCTTGCGGCAGCGTCTCGGCGCGAACCCTGCTCCGCTGGAGACCACCTTGGAGCGCGGCATCCCGAAGATCGAGGGTGTGATCGGCTACTGGCCGATGACCGGTGGCAAGTACACCCGTAACTTCCCCGACATCGTCGGCACGTCCGAACCCGCCGAGGCGATGCGCTGGAACCCGAATGGTGGAGTGTACCGCGGCGAGTACACCGACACACCGGCGGCCGGGCAGATCCCCGTGCTGAAGGGGACGTCGTGGGTGGCGTGCGAACAGATCCCGCGCTTCACCTCGACCGGCAACATCCGGCTGATGGCGTTCGTGCGGTTTCCCGACAACCTCGATGACGTCGGCTTTCAAGGTGTGCCGTTCATGGCCCTGGAGACCACCAACAACCAGGCGTCGACCTGGTGGTTGTCGGTTAACGACGGTGGCTATCTGAAACTGGAGGCGTACAACCGCGAGGGAAACGAGGTCGTCGACACCGGTTACTGGCGCTGGGATGACCGTGGGGTGCGGGGCCGAGAGTGCTTGGTGTGGATCTACCTCGTCAACCAGGGCGGCGGTGTGCTCAAGTGGCAGTTCGGTTACTGCGAGTCGACTCCCGGCGCTGGCTTGGCGGTCATGGAAGACACCCTTAACGGGGCCTACGCAGGCACGGTGCGTCGCTGGTACTTGTGGCACGAACTCATGCCGGACATGCCGTACGGGCACGTGATGGTCGGCAACCAGAACTCGTTCGGCAACGCCCGGCTGCTGGTG